TTCAGATAGAAGATATTGGCAATGATGAGGTTTTAGTAGGCGACCCATCTTTAGATATTGTGGAAGAGGAAGATACAGCTTTTGACCAAAATCTTGCAGAAATAATAGATGCAAAAGAATTAAATGCAGTAGCAAGTCAGTTAATTACTAGCTACGAAGCAGACAAAGAAGCTAGATCAGAGTGGGAAGACAGATATAAGGAAGGTCTCAAAACATTAGACGTACATGGTGGTCAAGAAGAAGAGGAAGACCAAAGGGCTACAAGAGGACTAAGCAACGTAGTTCATCCTATGATAGCAGAAGCAGCTACACAATTTAATGCAAGAGCAATAGCAGAATTATACCCAAGTGGCGGGCCAGTTAAGACAATAATAGTTGGTGACCCAAGCGAGGAGATGGAAGAGCAAGCTCGTAGAGTAAAAGACTTTATGAACTATCAGATTACTCAAGAGATGCCAGAGTATTTCCCTGATTTAGATCAGATGTTATTTCAGTTACCATTAATTGGACATACATTTAAGAAAGTTTGGTGGGATGCTAATTTAGACAGACAATGCTCACAATTTGTAAAAGCAGAAGACTTTGTAGTTTCTCCAGAGAGTAAAGACCTTTACACATCAAGCAGATACACACACGTTATTCGTATGCCTAAGAATGACTTTAACAAATATGTTAAGGCTGGGTTCTATTTACCAAGTAAATACAGTGGAGAAGATATAGACCCTAGTGGAGATGTAGGTAGTGAGATAGAGGGCGTTGACCCTTATGGAGATAGCGAAGACGAAGTTATGACACTTCTAGAAGTACATGCGTATCAATCATTCGATGGCATAGATACTATTGAAGAAGAAGACGATGATAACATGGTCGCCCTTCCTTATGTAATTACAATTGATTACGATGCAGAAAAGATAGTAAGCGTAAGGCGTAATTGGAGAGAAGAAGACCCTAAGCAAAAGAGAAGAGATTGGTTTGTAAGTTACAAATTCTTACCTGGAACTGGTTTCTATGGTTTTGGCTTGTATCACATGATAGGTGGTCTAGGCAAAGCAGCTACTGGATCACTAAGAGCATTATTAGATTCAGCAGCATTCGCTAACATGCAAGGTGGATTTAAGCTTAAAGGTAGAGTGACTGGTGGAGAAATGCAGATAAACCCTGGTGAGTTTGCAGACTTAGATGCCACAGTAGACGATGTAAACAAAGCTATTATGCCACTTCCATTTAAAGAGCCATCAAGCACCTTGTTTAATCTTATGAACGCTATCGCTGATGCAGGAAGAAGATTTGCTAGTACTGCAGACTTAAATGTAGGCGATGTCAACCCAAACGCCCCCGTTGGGTCTACAGTTGCACTGATTGAGCAAGGTAGTAAAGCTTTTAGTGCTATACACAAAAGACTTCACTATTCACAAGGGCAAGAGTTTAAAATGCTTGCCAAGCTAAACGCAGAATATCTGCCAGAGAGTTTTACATTTGCATTGGGTGGTGTAAGCGAAACTATATTTGCTAAAGACTTTGACGATAGAATAGATGTTATTCCAGTTAGTGACCCTAACATATTCAGTACTGCACAAAGAATTGCACAAGCACAAGCAGTATTGCAGATGTCAAGTGCAAGCCCACAATTATTCGATCAGTATGAAGCTAACAAAAGAATGCTAGAGGCTATTCGTATAAACAACATAGACGAAATACTAAAGAAGCCAGACGATGCAGCAAGAATTGATCCTGTTACAGAAAACACTGCATTAATGTATGGTAAAGCTATAAGAGCCTTTCCAGATCAAGACCACGATGCACATATAGCAGTTCATCTTCAGTTCCTACAAGACCCAATGTTAGCTGGGAATCCAGGGGCTGCGGCTATGCAACCAATTATGATAGCTCATATTGCTGAACATATAGCGTTGTTATATAGACAAAGAATGCAAGCAAGTATTGGCGTTTCATTACCAACCTTGCCTGAGCTTCGTGACCCTAAATTTAAGTTCGAAGATATTAATCCAGAGATGGATAGGCTTATAAGTGAAAGAGCAGCAGAAGTTGTAGCTAAAGCACCTCAAATGCAAGCGATTGCACCACTAGCTAAAATGATGGAGCAACAACAGCAACAACAACAAAACCCACTACAATACGCACAAGAACTAGCAAAATTAGAAGCAGAAGCCTTGAAAGCAAGAACTGAGGTGCAAATACAAGCTGACCAAGCTAAAGCACAGCAGAAACTAGCTATTAATGAAGCAGAAGCAAAACAAGATTTGCAGATAGAGCAAGCCAAGCTACAAGCAGACTTACAAGCAAAAGTAGCCAAGTTGGAACTTGAACTGCAGATGGAGCGTGAAAAAAACCAAGTTGAGCTACAAAAGGAGATAATGAAAGATGCCAATAGTAATAACCCCACAGGGTGAGTACATTGATTCAGTAACTGGTAACCCAGTAAATATGCCACCATCTGAAACTGTTATGAGAGAAGGGGAAGTTAATCAAATGCTTGACCCAAGAAGCGTTGTTCGTGAAAGCGAGATGAGCCAAATGAATAACATGATGCCTCAATCAGATATGACAGACATAGACAAAGTACGTTTGCTTATGGACATGGGGCTAAATGAAGTAGATGCTATCGAAGCAGTAGTAAGAGAAAAATCAATGGGTACAGTTAGACCAGAAGAGTTTGGTCGAATGATTGATCCAGAGTCAGCAGTTAGAGGTGGTGAAATGTCTGCAATGCAACAACAAGCACCTATGCAACAGCAAATGCCAATGGCTAGACCTCCAATGTCATCACCAGGAATGGGAGCTTTACCTTCAGCACCACCACCAAGACCAGATATGAGTGGTATGTCTAGAGAGCAGATGGACTTGTTAAGAAGAGGTATCGATCCTTTTGCAGAAGGCATGGTCAGATAAATGGCTAGGGGCGACCAATATGGAGCTTTAGGCAGTTTAACTGAAGATCAGTTTGGAAGCCTTTCAAAAGGTTTTGAAATGTCTAACCCAGTTACTTCATTAGGTGGGTTAGGGGTTTCTAAAAGTAATGCAGTTGGATATGGTCTAGGACTTTTAGGTTTATCTACAACCCCAGTAGGTATGGCTAACACAGCATTAGATGCTTATGGAAGATATAGTGCTGAAAAAGCAGCTCAATCTGCACTTGGTCAGAATAGAGGTTTTGTAGATACAGTAACTGGTATGGTTACAAACCCAGCTATGGATACTGCTAGAAGTATGGCTGACACTAACAAAGATGGAAGAGTGTCACAAAGAGAAGCACAAAACTTTGGAATGCAACATGGTAAATTAACCTCTTATGAAGTTGGATTAAATCCAGCATTTGGATACACACCAAACACTGTTTCAATACAAGGTCTAGCTGGGTTTGGGAAAAGCACACCAACTACAGGAACAGTTAACGCTATGGAAGCTCCATCTAAGGGCGTAGATCAATTTGGGTTTAGTTTAACGCCAAATACATACACAACTGCACAGGCAGAAGCGATTGGTCAAGGAATTGGCAAAGGCGTAACAGGACTTGGTGGTGGCAAAGGTGCTAGTTATAGTGGCATAACAGGCTACCAAGTAAACCCAGGCATTGATAAAAATGACCCTAACAGCACAGGAGCGTCTACAGGAATTGGTGGCTCTGCATCAGGGGTTGAAGGCATAGGTGGCACAACATCTAGTTCAGCAACTGCTGGACAAGACACAGCAACAAGCGGACCCACTGGAACAAGTTATTCTGATGATGCACAAGGTTCAGGTGGCGGAGGTGGAGGTGGCACATACATATGCACTGCACTTTATGAAATGGGAGACATGAAAAAATATATCTACAAATATGATCAGATATATGGAAAACGTGTAGACCCAAATGTTTATAAAGGTTATTGTGTATGGGGAAAATATGTAGCTACAAAAATGAGAAATAAAGGAATAGTATACAAAATTGTCAAACCATTAGCTTTATCTTGGGCAAAACAAATGGCTTACGATTTATCTAAAGGTAGATATGGCAAGAGTAACAAAATAGTTAAGGTTATAAGTAAAGTAGGCGAAGGCGTATGTTACGCACTTGGTATAATATCTAATATTAAGCAACTCAAAGGAGAGAAATATGGCTGATATCAACATAGAAAACATGGAAGAAAATGCAGAACTTTTCATGGAGAAGATGGGTTTTGCTCACGATGCACCTGGCTTAGAGTTATCTGATGATCAGTTAGTTAACTTTCTATTGCTATGTTATCAAGGCATGATGCTCCCAGACGAAGAAGAGGAAGAAGAAGACTACGAAGAAATGGATGGAGACGTTAAGGTCAAAGTCATGAAAGTAGATAGTGGCGATATGAGAGGTGTCATGGATGAGATACTTGGTCATGGCTCACCTAAGATTGGTATGTAGTTATGCCTTTCTCTAAATACTCAAAAAAACAAAAAGCTCTAGCTAGAGTAGCCAAGCCTAGAACTAAGATTACTGGTGCTGACTTTGCTAAAATTAAAAAGGGCAAGAAGAAAACAAAGAAGGCTTAAATGGCTAAACTTAAGTTCCTACAAGAATTTTTGACTAAGAACTTTAAGCCTTTATTTAACGAGAATGAACTTGGTGCTTTAGGTAATATTGCGACTAGAGATGATCTGATAAATCAATTTGGCTCATTACCAAGCTATGAAGTAACTGGCGAACAAATTAGAGATGCTTTTGGAAACAAATATAGAGCTATAGATGCTTACAAAGATAAGCCATTACCTTTCCAACGAGGTTATAGTAAATTAGTTCGTGACCCACTTGAGGGCTTCTCTATGACTGCAAATGTTGGAAGCCTTCCTCAAGACCCAACTTTGGTAACAGATGCCTCAGTTCTTAAGGGAAAAACAATCATACCTTTAGTTGGTGATAGATCAATAAGAGGGGCTGAAATTACTGGTATTGGTGGGAAAACTTTTCAGAAGCCAGTAAAAACATATGGTGGTGTGCAGTTCATGGATGATAGTGAAGCTGCTTGGGCTTCAGATTTATCTCCTATGAGGTCAATTCAAAATATAGCTCAAACTGTACAAGATATGGGTGGTAAGCCAATAGGCATGACAACAACTATGTCAGAACGAGGTGCAGATTTTTCATTAGACACAGCGAATTTAATTATAGAATCACTTAAAGTAAGTGACCTTTCTAAAAACAAGCTAAACAAAATGACAAAGCTTATAAAAGACACAACCATAAAAGGTGAAAAGCCATTTAAAAAAGTTCCAAATTTAAACAACATGGAAGAATTTGCTAAATACTTTAAAGGTCTTCCTGGAACAACAAGAGTTGAGATGGTAAAGAGACTTGATAGTGCACAACTACAAGAAGCAGGGGCACCTGACATTGGTCAAATTAGAATTGCAGTAACAAACCCTGGTATGTTAGCTGAGGACTTTTTAGGAATGGGTGCAAGATTTGTAGATATCGATCCATCTTTAGGAGTTTTGCCAAGTAAACACACAACATACAAAAGTCAAATTATGAAAGCACCAGATGCTGAAACATATACTTTTGGTACAAATATACCTAGAACTATCATGCTTAGAAAAATGATGGAAAATAGAAGAGCCACTGGTGATTATGGCAAGTTCAAACCAATGCCACAAGATTACAGAGGTTTGGTTATGAAGCCACAAGTAGAGCAAGTAGACCAACAATTGATAGATGAGGCGTCTAAGTTCCTTGAAATACAAAGAACACTAGGCGATGAAGAAGCATATAAATACGCTCAAAGTTTAATACCAGCAACATAGGAGATAACATGGCTAAGAAACCAGGATTATACGCTAACATACATGCTAAGAGAAAAAGAATAGCTGCTGGCAGCGGAGAGAAAATGAGAAAAAAGGGTGAAAAGGGTGCTCCAGCTAAGGGTACGTTTGCTAAGATAGCGAAGCAAGAGAAGAAAAAGAAAAGCAAGAAAAAAACAAGGAAAGTATAATGGCTAAAGGCGTTAATCATTACTTCAAAGATGGCACTAAGTATACTGGGGCAACTCACAAGGATGCTAAAGGTAAAGTTATGTCAGGTGCTAAACATACTAAAAACAGTAAGTATTTAGTTCATATGAAGGATTTATCTGCTACTGCAAAAAAGAAGGCAAAGAAAGCTAATGGCTAAGTATAAAGGTAAAAGTGTATCTCTAAATAAGCCTAGAAGAATAGCAAAGGGTGAAACATCTTATGGCAAGAAAAAGTCAGTTGTCTATGTAATGGATGGAGATAGAGTAAAGCGTGTGACATTTGGTGACCCAAACATGCGAATCAAGAAGAACCAAAAGGGTAATAGAAAAAGTTTTAGGTCTAGACATAACTGTGAAAACCCAGGACCGAAGACTAAGGCAAGATATTGGTCATGTAAGGCGTGGTAAGATGAACCCATTTGGTGTATTTGCGAAATTAGTTAACAAAGGCGTAAGAAGCAAAGATGCAGTGCCATATCAAGGTGCTGGTGAAGTTTTAGATGCTATGCCTACTGAAGAGCAGTTAAGAGAGTTAGGCAACCTACCAACTGAGCAAGAGTTAATAAAAAGAGG